GCAGTTTGAAGTTATCAAAGCGAAACTAAATCACATCGGTATGATGGGACAGTGGTATCAACGCTATGATATTTCTAAGTCTGCGCAAGATGTTAGAAAGGTGATTGATAAACTTGAAGAAGATTTAAATGAATCATGTGGTATGAGTAGAAAATAATGGAGGTAACTATGGCGTTGCTTGAAGATATAGTTGATTTTTGTAAAAAGGAATTGAGCATCCCGTCAGATATTTTGGTGTCTGTTGAGCGGGATGATTTATCAGAAGATAATGTTAAAGGTTGGACTACTGATTCTGCTGAAGATGATGAGTACGATATTGAAATAGATGCACGTCTTAGTTTCAAAGAAACTATCTTAACGGTGTGCCATGAGATGGTACACGTTCTCCAATTACACGAAAACCGTGAGCTTGATGAAAATGAAGCTTACGAAAAAGAAGAGTTCCTATATAAAAATTATATAAATAACTCTCAGTAGTTAATCCCTACTATAAAAAGGATATTTTTTAAAAAATAAAAAGGAAAAGCATATGTTTAAAAAACTTTTAGTCGCGACGGCGGCCATGCTATTATCTGTAACTTCTGTTGCTGGTATAAGCTTATCAGGGTTATATGAGGGCACACTCGATTCACACGGTGCATACACTCAAGATATAACTACTACAATGAAAGGTACATCTGGAAGTTCCACAGTTACTGTGGTTTTAGATGGCGCTTTTGATATAGATGATATGTATGTGGAAACAACTACTGGTCCTCTAACATTTACGTTAGGTGATAAATCTGGGGATGACCCTGATTCAGTATCTATTGGTGTTGTTGCAACATCAGGTGGATTCACAGTAGGAATAAATCAAGTCTCAGGTGGTTCAGCAACTCTCGATGTTGGTGGCGCACTTGCAGGTATTACATTTAATGTGACAGATGTTACTAACACTGAAAGAGAGACAACAGCTACTTATGAAGTGGCAGGTCTAAAAGCTACAGTTGTACATAATAAAGTTACCGCAGGTAACAATATTGATACAACAATTGCAACAACTCTTGCAGGTTTGACATTAAGTGCTAATCATGATTCAAATGCAGACGGTACCTCAGAAAACGGTGGTTCAGTATCTAAAGCTTTAGAAGGTTTAGGTACAGTTAAAGCTGAAATGTCTAAGACCGGAGCTGGTGTTACAACTAAAACATTTAGTTTGACACGTGGTATCTGGACAGGCGAGTGGGAAAAAGTAGGAAGCGCAGATGGCGTTACCTCTCTTAAGGCTAGTCTAGCATTTTAAAGGAACTTAACTATTAAGTAACTTCTAGGGGATTTGGTAACTATATCAAATCCCCTTTTTAATTTATGGAGATATTATGAATAACACAAAACTCATTAGTGAGTATTACCACCCAGATGGTGGTGTAGCAAAAATTTATAGAGTGATGACGGCTATGGACGGAGACCACTCATTTTTTTCAATAACATATAAAGATACAAATGGTGTTCGCATTGGAACTGAAGACTTTCCATATAAGTCTTTAAGGTATGTTGAAGATGCAGCAGAAAACTGGACACTAGGAATTAAACAATTATTAACGGAGTAAGAAATGGCAGATTTCGATTTTGGCTTTACACTTGTAGATGAAGCAGAGCTAGATGTTGCAAAAGAAGTAGCATCATCATCAGCAACTGCAACTAACACACAAACAAAGCTAGACAATTTATATAATGCTATTACGCCTCTACTTAATAATCTTAAGGCTAATCCTGAAAAAGAATATATTAAATGGCCTAATAGGGTAGACAAGGTAGAAGCATTTGAAGGTCAAATATTAAAAATATATAAAGGATAAGTATGTACATTCCGATTCAACTGTGATATAATATACTTAATATCACAACTTGAAGGAATTAGATTATGCCTAAACGTAAAATGACAGAAGCACAACGAGCGGCTGCATCAAAAAATTTAGCTAAAGCGAGAGCGGCTAAAAAGCCAGCTAAATATAAAACTGTTGCAGAAAGTGTTCAAGCACTTGATGATGACCATGGATTATCTATGGTAAATGTCAAGAAATATATTAAAGCTACTACAGAAAAAATGGCAACATTACGACGTGGTATTCAAACTGGTGAGAGAGGAGCACTTGCTAAGTATGAAGCAGCAAGAGTTTATAGAACTCATTGTCAAACATACTTACGTGAAGGTGTGTGGTCATTAGACTTTTATGGTGAGAATGAAGAGAAGCCAGTCTATTGGTCAACACTTGTTCCAGCTTATGATAAAGATGGATATCAGAAAGTATAATGGAGGACATCAATAAGAAAGCATTCTCAAATTTAGTTGAGAATTATGTTCGTACACATAGAGGTTGTCCATACATTGATGCAGTAATTCAAGTGTGTGAGGACAATGAAATTGACCTTAGAGATAGTAAGAAACTTATCTCAAAAGAGATTATACAACACGTAGAGTTCGAAGCAAAAGAACTCAACTTATTACAAGGTGGTAATCCTACATATGTATTACCTATATGACCGGATATGAAGCATTTATAATACACCATGCAATCAATCTCCATTTTAATGGAACATATGATTGCTTTAAGTATAATTTTAAAACAAATATAACTGAAAGAACTTATTGGAAAAGACCAGATAAATTTCAGTTAACTAAAATCGGTAAACGATTTAAGAAAAGAGATGACCTCATCTTATATTTTGCAGCTCATCAAGTAGCAGGTAATAAGTATAGTGGTGATATGATTAGAGACGAAGAGACTTATACTAAGTTTTTAAAACGTATAGATAGTATTAGTTATTTGTTTAAGAACGAATTAGAAGAAATTTCAGATGTAAAGTTTGATACTCTTTTGGAAATAGAAGAAACATATCCAAGAATAGTACAGCTTCATTTGGAAGGCACGGTGTCTTTAGAGACATTGTGTATAGTGAATAGGCTTACAAGTTTTATTGAAAAAGCTAATTCACATATAAGTGAGACCATCTTATGGCCGGACTTATATAAAAAGATAACTAAGTATCAATCCTTTTTAAAGTTTGATGACCTTAAAATGAGAACGATTATATTAGATGTCTTTAAATAATGATACAAAGAAATATAAATTAATATAAATTTTTAAAGGAGATGTACAATGAGTTTCGCAGACTTAAAGGCTAAGGCTAATGACATGAGCGCATTAGTTGGTGCGGCCCAAAGCACCACAGAAAAGAAAACATTCGGCGACGACCGTATGTGGAAACCCACGGTAGACAAAGCAGGTAACGGTTATGCCGTTATTCGTTTCTTACCGACTGTCGAAGGTGATGATTTGCCTTGGGCAAAATACTGGGACCATTTCTTTCAGGGACCAACTGGTCAATGGTATGTTGAGAAATCACTTACTACAATTCAGAAGGATGACCCTGTTTCAGAAATGAATTCAAAACTTTGGAATACAGGTATTGAAGCAGACAAAGATACTGCACGTAGACGTAAGCGTAGGCTTCACTATGTGTCAAATATCTATGTTGTTTCTGACCCTGAAAGTCCAGAAAACAATGGTAAAACATTCTTATATACTTATGGTGCTAAAATCTTTGAGAAAATCATGGATAGTATGCAACCTAAGTATGAGGATGAACAACCAATCAATCCATTTGATCTATGGGGTGGTGCTAACTTCAAAATGAAGATTGCTCAAGTAGCGGGATTCCGCAACTATGACCGGTCTGAGTTTGGTACACCAGAGGCTTTGAATGCTGATGATAATATATTAGAAGCTATTTTCAATAAGCAGTATTCTCTTAAGGAGTTTACTGACCCTTCAACATTTAAATCTTATAGTGAGCTTAATCTTAAGTTGACTAGAGTGTTAGGTGAGGAAGTAAAGACGCCGTCTGAAATTGACTACGTTGATGAAGATATATCTAATGAAACACGTCAAGACCCAGTTGCGGTTGCTGCAGATCCAGTTCAACGAGCTGAAGCTGAAGATGACACAATGAGTTATTTCGCTAAATTAGCGGCTGAAGCTTAATCACTAAGCCCTCTTCGGAGGGCTTTTTTATTCACGAATGTGCATGTAAGTGTCACCATAACCACCTGCTTCATAATTAACAACAGTTGTATTAATATGTGTTTGACCGGATTCAGCCTGAATTGCTCTATTTAATGCTTTCTGATCTTGAGTTCTTATATAAGCTGCTTGCATTTCTTCACTCTCTCTAAACTTTTTGACTTGCGAACCAACCCAAGCATTTTTACCAAATTGTGCATAATGAGTTGTAGAGCCAGGTTTACTAGGGTCTAAACCCCAACGAACACCAGTATCAGGATTTATTAAGTTGTTTGATAATTTAGTAATCTCTCTTAATCCTGCAGCATAATGATGGGTAAGTGCACTTTCACTTAAACCTCCAACAGCACCTGTTTCACCAATCTCAATTCCAAATATCTTTCTAGCCCAGTCAGGTATCATACCTTTAACCCAATTTGCTATTCTACCTGGTATAGCAGTAATCCATTCCCATACGCCAGTACGGTAGTCTGCACTTGTAAATAAACCTCGTATAAATTCTATGGCACCAGATATTAAATGGAAAGGGGCGGCAACCAATTTACGAATTAAATCCATGAAACTAAATTCTTGTATTGCTCTAAGAACATCACCTGTTGCACTTTGACCTTTAATAATAGTTCCATCCTTATTTGATTTTAAACCGAAGGCTTTCTTAAGAAGCCATACCGCTACATTTTTAACTACATCTGCTAAACCACCAACTATATAACCTAAAAGACCACCAGTAGCTTCACCTATTATAGTCATTAAAGTACTTCCTTCTTTTTCTGATTCTTTTTTACCAGATTTAAATCCTTCAAAAAGACCAAATAGTAATGTTACTGGCCATAAAATTCTTCCTAGAAATTTTACAATACCAAGATTCTTAAAGACATCAAAGGTTGATTTCATACCTCTCCAGGTAGCTTTACCCATCCATTTAGATATACCAGCACTAAAATTAGTAATAGGTTTAAATATTTTACCTATTCTTCGTGTTAATAAACCAGCATATCCAGCAGACATCCATGCTGCTCTAACAGGTAATGACCCACGAGGTCCAGGTCTATTACCAAGTGGCTTACCATCAACACCTAAACCAATAGAATTAAATGCTTTCAGTCTTATATTAGACATTCTAGTCTTTATACCTTCAACAAGACCAGCCCATCCAAATGCTTTCCATTGACCATCTACTTTTCTATATATTGGTTTACCATTTTTATCATAGCCAGCCCATTTCATAACACTACCTACAAATTTATTCCAACCAGCAACAACAGCGGGTATTACACCCTTACTCCATACTTTAATGCCCGCTAAAACTTGAACAACTTCCTCATGCCATTTACGTATTGCTAAATAAGCACCGCCTATAAGTAATACCGTAGCTATTAGAATTGGAATTTTAAATTTTTTCCAAGCATCTCTTAATATATCTAAGCCTTCTATTTTCTTTTCAGCTCTGAGTTTCAAACCTTCAGCCCAGCCCATGAAACTAAATTTTCTTTTTCCAGTTTCTAAATCTCTTTCACGTTGGTCTCTTCTATCTTGTAGTCGCCAAATTCTATCTCTATTAGCTTGCTTATTAGTTAGATTCATCGTGGCAGTTTCAGCACTCAACATCATTTTTTGAACTTTACCTTTAGTAGTATCTTTATGCAATGCATCAGTAAAGGTTTTTGCTTGACCAGCTAAATAACGACGTTTAAAGTCAGTAGCATCATCAATAATTAAACTCTGATTCTCTTCATTAACTTTCTGAGATGACTGTATCATCTCCTGACGCTTAGCTTCTTCAGACTCTCTCAGTCTATCGCGCGTACTAAGTTGATTCTGCTTTCGCAGAAGTTGGACTACTTGTTGCAGTAATGTTTCTTGAGTTTTTTTAGCCATTACATTTTCATTCCTTTGTTAGCTTTTTCATTTCTTTTATTTTCTTCCTCTATGTGTTCCTGTAGAAGAGCTGTATATATTTCCCTCTCCCATGGCATCATATTATTAATATCTTCTAAACTAAAATCATGATGAATCATCATCGAGAAATTTACTTTTAAATGATTACTTATACTATCATGAGAAAGGGCTATATAAAAAAATCAGATAACCCTTTTAACTCCCTATCATGTTCATGCCCACATTTTGCACACTTATATTTTAAATCATGAGTTAATGCAGGTGTACTATCCATAAATTCCAGTACTTTAGCAAACTGATCTGTATTTAAACTTTCAACAAATTCTACAAGTTCATTCTGAGTAGCATCTTTAGCAGCATGAATATCTTCTCCACTATAAATTGTTTCAATACTCTTAGCAACTGTATTAATAACAGTATCAGTTTGGGTTTTGCGCATTGACGCAGGCAATCTATCACTTGCCTTAAGCCATCTCAAATCCATACTAATATCATCATTAAGTTCAATGTGTTTACTATTTTTTATTTCTTCTTCACTTTCTAAATTAGAAACAAAAATTTCATCTAAATCAATTTTTACATCAGTTTGTCCATCACATTCTTCAACTTCACAATCTACAAGTAATTTAATACCTTCACCTACAGACTTACTTCGTAGGGTTATAAATATATACTCAATATCAAATGTTGTTAAATCATTTATTTTAAGTGGTGATTCTATACATGCTTTAATAATATCTACTACTGATTTTTCAATCAGTATTTCATCATTACTTTCTAAAGCAATTAATAAAATCTTCTCTTCTTTGACCACGTATGGTCTGTATGTTACAGTTTGGCCGGTTGATGGCACAATCATATCATACTTTGGGGTTGCAATTATTGGCAACATATCAATCTCTCTCCATTATTATAAATTAAACTAATCTCTTAAACGTATCTAACGTGTCCTTTCCTATCGATAACATGTGTCCTACCACATCTCCGAATCCTTCTATTAATCCAACACTTCTAAAATTATCATATTCCCAAGTAATAGTTAATTCCATTAAATCTTCTGACCCAGAACTTAATTCAATTGCACCAACTTGAATAGGATATGCATTTTCTAATTTGATTGTATAGCCTGGAATAACATTATTACCTTGAGATAATTGTTGAATAGTTATATCACTAGTATACTCATCTTTATAAAATGCTTTATAGTGTCTACGTGATGTATCGATAATCATCTCTTGCCACATATCAAAATATTTTTTTATGTAATAGTCATTCGTTAATAGAAATGTCATAGATACTTCATCAGTCATTGCTGAATATGGTTTCTTTGCTAAGTGATGATTATGTGAAGCTTCAGTTGTTGTTATACGTTTGCCTGGAAGTGAAACAGACCGACATAACAAAAACAAATCTCTTGGGTCTTGTATAAAATCTCCAAGATTTATACCATCACCTGATATTAAATTACTTAATAAAGTAGCTGGATTAAATTTTAATAAACTATTCATACCTTTTGAAGGATGAGATACATATACAGCATATCTATTACCACGTGCTATACCACCACGACGATTAATCGTTGACTTAATTGAATCTATACTAGTTGGTAACATTATCTATATTGTCTCCTTGAGTCTGCCCAAACAGCTCTTTCTCCTCGTTTCTTAAATGCAGCTGTTTTTAAAAATATTGCTATGTTCCATTCAGAAGCTTCAACCTTCATTATTTTTGAAGTCATGTGCTTTCCTAAATAGTGTTTAAAGCATGGTCTAAAGTATTTATAGTTCGCAGTAGCTTTTAACATATTATATGTAATTCTAAATCTAGTTGTTGCATTATATTTTTGATTAGTTACAGCAGCACTTAAATTATCTAAAAATAAAGCACGAATTTTAGGTGGTAAGTAATGTAAGTTAATACCAAAAAAACCACCTGGTGCAGGCCCAACAACAATCACTAATGGGAATGTATCATAGTATGGCAAAATTGCTTTAGTCTTTGGATTATAGGTATACATTACCATATCACCAATAAAAGGTCTGGCCTTTGGTTTTAATCTATCATCTTTAAGTATGCCTTTACCTAATGGTCCAAGCTCTCTGGCTTTCTTTTGAAACCATATTGCTGCTTCTTTTGAACGAGCTTGTATTCCTTTACGGAATGCTTCTGATTCTAACTTGTCAAATAGACTAGCCACTAAACGTCTCCATTAATTGAGGACCAAAGGTAACCATTATATATGCTATGATGCCGATGCCTAATAAACCTATTAACATCCATTTCATTTTAAAATCATTTACTAACATTTGAAAACCTATTATCTCGTTACCCAATATGCGTACTGATAGTTCAAGCTTACCTTCGTCTTCCTTGTTATCCATACCTATATTTATACTCTTTTACCAAGAGTTTTCCATATTCTTCTGCCTGTTTTTGTTTTGGATGCTTTGAACCCCATAGTCATTGTACGTATACCCATAGCTTCAAGTTCTTTCTCAGTCCATATTTGAAATTCATAACCACGTTTATCACAATATTTCTTAGCATACTCCCACTTAGAAATATTCTTCATATAGGTCAATGCTTCTTTTAATTGTTTTCTTTTAGGTGGTACAGTTTGAGATGATGGTTTTATTTCAACAAGGAGGGTACGACCTGTGTCTGTTCGTATAGTAAGGTCAACAAAATAGCGATGCATCTTACGGTCGGTTGCACATATATATGGTATAACAGTCTCTTCAGACTGCCACCACTTAACCCATGATGCTTTATCTAAATATCTAAATGCATTTCTTTCCCATAAAGACCTATAATGTATCATATCTAGGTTACCTTTGTATTTTTCAGGATGTTTTGGCCTCCAAGAGCCAGAATAATTCTTTTTCATGTGTATATTTATAAAGAAACGTATAAATAAGTAATATACAAACAAAGGAGCATGTATGCCATTACAAGATTTTGGTCATAGGACCAGATTAAATTTCGAAGGTGATAGATTCGAACATTGGAAATATCCAGATACTGTAGGTAATGACGCTTGGCAGGATGATATTAATTTCAATAGTAATCAGTCTAGTGAATACGCTAAAAGGCGTATGAATAATATATCTGAAACAACAAATGAGCCATATGTTTTCTTTGAATTTATGAAGATAGATGAAGACTTACAAAAAGTTAGAAAAAGATATGTTGACTCTTTACAATCAGGTTTTGAAACAGCTAAAGATAAATTAAAAGCAGTAAAGGCTACGACAGCCGCAGCATCAAAACGGTCATTTGAAGAAAATGTGGTAGCTGGACATCATGCGACTCAAAGAGTAGCTGGCGATATTGTGTCAGACCTTAACTCGGCTAAAGCTGGTATAGGACCTTGGGCTAAATCTTTAATTCTAGAATATACAACACCCGCTGCAAGAAAATATACAGGTTCAATTGCATTATATATGCCAACCGCAATTGCAGTAAGTGACCAAATGTTATATAATGAAGATACACGAAAATTTGCTGCAGGTTTAAATGAACTATTAACTACTGGTGCAGATGCTTTTCAAAATAAAGCTGTTGCAGGTGGAAAGGCTGTAATATCGGCAATTGCTGGTGGTTTAGGTCATGTTGGTGGTAAAGGTATAATGGGTATGTTAGCTGGTTATGGTGCAGGTGATATTATTGCAGCTGAGGTACAAAGGTCAAAAGGTTCTCTTTTAAATCCTAATGAATATATAGCATACTCATCAACTCAATTAAGAAGCTTTACATTTAATTGGATATTTCTACCAGATTCAGAATCAGAATCAGACCAAGCAACAGGTATTATTAAATTTTTTAGAAAATCTGCACATGCTAAAAAGAATGACCAAATTACAATAACAGTTCCTGACCATTGTGTTATATCATTCCATGGAGCAAAAGATATGATTCAATTACCTCCATGTGTTGTTGAGAATGTAAGTGTAACATATAATCCAAATGTATCTTCATTCTTTCGACATAATAATTCACCGGTTGAAATTGGATTAGCTGTAACACTTAAAGAAATGATTCCACTTTATGTAGATGATGTGGAGGCAGGATACTAATGTACTTTAAAAATATACAGAGTGTGCTAATAGATGTAGATGGGTCTGGTAATGTAGATGTAATGAAAAATCTAACAGCAAAGGCTAAAGTTTCAGAGGAACTAATAGATAGTAGCGGTTATTATCAAACTGTAGAAGTTGTTGATGGCGAAAGACCTGACCATTTAAGTAAACGATTATATGGTACTGAGAAATTCCATTGGACATTCTTATTACTTAATCCACAAATAAAAAATATATGGGATGATTGGCCTATGAAATATTCTCAACTAGTAGAGTATTGTATAAACAAATATCAATACCTTGCGGCTGATACTGATGATGATTTAAATGAAAAATTTATTTTAGGTGAAACAGTTAAAGGTTCTGTAACAGGTGCACTAGGTATTGTTAAAGAAATTCATGTCAATATGGGATATCTTGTTATAGAAAAAACATCAGGTACATTTACTGTGACTGGTGAAACTATTAGTGGACTTAATTCTTCAGATTCGGTATCATGTAAATTTATTAAATCACAAGCCTATGCACCTCATCATCATGTTAGTGATTCAACTGGTGATTGGGTTCCGAGGCGTGCTGCTGGTACAACTCCATTCACTTACATCGATTATGAGTCCGCTGTAACTGAACAAAATAGAAATTTAAAGGTAATTAAAACAGAACATATATTAACTGTATCAAATAAATTTATAGAAGTAATGAGCAATGCTTAACTTAGATAGTATAAAGATTGAAGTTCGTCAAGTAGATATTAGTAAGATGATTACCGGTGTAACTATATATGAAAGTATATTTGGATTATTAAAAGGTGCAATTACAGTTAAAGATGGTATTAACTTTTTTGATAATTTTATAGGTACTGACTTAGCACCTATTGATTTTACTTTTTCTTATTTAAATAAAGAATTTAGATGTGGATTTATGGTTGATGGCATTTCTAATATGCGCATCACAAAACAAGTGAAAGATTATATTATTCATTTAGTATCTTTCCATACACCTGTTTTTGCTGAATCAATAAATGGTACATTTTCTGGTACATCAGATGAAATAATTTCAGATATATTTGCAGATATTAGTCATCATGATGCTAAATTAGAAATTGATTCTGTAGCAGATACTAGTGGTAGATATATTGCACCAAATATTCCTGCAAGAAGTTGTTTAGATAAGCTTGTAAAAAATGCTTATGATGTTCAACAAAGTGGTATGTTTTTATATCAGAGATTTGCTGATAATAATGCTATTAGATTAACATCGCTTGGTGATATGTTAAAGAATTATTTTATTGATGAAGTAGGTGATGAAGTTAGTATTAAAGATGCTGTGCTAGATGGTCCAGCTGGTGCACCACTTAGTGGAATATCTACTTTAGGAACATCAGCCACTTTTATAATGAAAGAATATAATATGGACCTTGTTCAAAAATTAGAAGATGGTATATGGGGTGAACAAACAAATGTAATTAATTTAGATGAAACTAAACGTACTAAGAATGTTACAAAGGAAGCTACAGAAATTCCTAAGACTAAATTTAAACTTAGTGATAAATTATATGCTGATGATGTAAAAAGTATATTTGCAACTAGAGGTGATGTTGCTAATAGTGCAATATTTAATCATAAAGTTAGAACATTTAATTCGATTTTAGAAGTAAAAAATATGGTAGCACTTCCAACCTTAGGTGTAGGAATGTGTATCACTCTTGAAATGGGTGGAGGTAATCGGTCATATAGTAGACAAGATGGTCATTATTTAGTTAAACATATACAACATAACTTTACAATAGATGGTGGAAAGTATGAGTATTCACAAGATTTAGGATTAGCAAGAGAATCATGAATGAGATAAACTTCGGAACAGTAGTAGATATTATAGACCCAGAAAAACTTGGTAGAGTTAAAGTAAGTGTATATGGTGTTCATGATAATATAGAAACAAAAGATCTTCCATGGACTATGGTTGTTATGCCGGGAAATACTCCAGCTAAAAGTGGTGTAGGGCATTCAACAAATTTATTGGTTGGTACATTGGTTTGTGGTATATTTTTAGATAAAGATGATTACCGACAAGAATTTCTAATAATTGGTTCTCTTCCTACAAAGACCGATGGTACAAAAGATAATAATGCAAGAGTAAGAGGTGAAGCAGACCCTAATGCAGCAGAACCTCTTGGTGAATATCAACCAGAAAGTACTTATGCACCAGAATATCCATATAATAATGTATATGAAACAGAGAGTGGTCACGTTAAAGAGTATGATGACACACCTGGATTAGAACGTATAACAGAGAGACATAAGAGTGGAACTAGATATGAGATAACTGCAAATGGTTCTAAGAATGAAACAATTGTAAGAGATAATTATCAATTAGTATTAGGACATAATACAGTTGAAGTCTATGGCAATGCACAAATTATTGTAAGTGGTCATTGTGACCTTGCGGTAGCTGGTAATCTTTCAGCATCTATTACTGGTGATATTGAAGTTGACTCTGCAGGAAATATAACATTAAAAAATAATGACACTGCTAAAAGGATTATATTAGATGGTCATGCAATAGTAAGGGGCAATTTAGTAGTTGATAAAACAACTACGACTAGTGCTGATACTGGAGATAGGTCTCCAATTGTACTTGATACTCACGTTCATGATGATTATGATTCACCAACTGTTGAGACTGGTCCACCTAAATGATATAAATAGAATATATGGCAACAATAGCACGACAAGATACGTATAAAGATTTAGATTTTACTTTTAAGCAAAATCCTAATACCAATGACGTTGGAATAAAGAGGAATAATGATTCAATAAAACAAAGTGTCTTAAATATATTAAGAACGAATCATGGAGAGAGACCATTTAATTTTGATTTTGGTGCCAATTTAAGAAGATATTTATTTGAAAATATGTCTAATATTACAGCAGCACAAATGTCTACTTCTATTAATACTGCTTTAAGAAATTATGAACCAAGATTAGAAGTATTAAATACAAATATACAATCAAAACCACAAGATAATGAAGTGTATATAACAGTAACCGGTAGAGTTTTATCTAGTAATGAGGTATTAGATATAACAACCACAATAGAGAGATTACGATAATGGCAATAGAACGAAGAATTTCAGCAAGTGAATTAGACTTTGACCAAATAAAAGCAAACCTAGTTGCTTATATGAAAGCAACTGATACAACCTTCAATGACTATAACTACGAAGGCTCTGCGATGGCAACAATTATCGATGTACTAGCATATGTAACTCATGTCAATTCAATGAATGCAAACTTTGCACTTAATGAAACATTTCTTGATACAGCTCAGTTACGAAGTTCAGTAGTATCTCATGCTAAGCTATTAGGTTATACACCAAGGTCTATTGCTCCTTCAATTGCATTTATAAATTGTACAATGGCTACTGGGTCTGCTACTCCTTTATGGAACCATGATGCAGATAACAATCCACTTCCATTAACTATGACACGCGGTACTAAGTTTTCTACTACTATCGATGGTGTTAATTATCCAATGTTTAATTCAACGACCACTACCATCAACTATGATTCAACTGATGGTTGGTTATTCTCAAACCTTGCAGTTGAACAGGGTACATTAGCAACTATAGAATATACATATCAAAATAATGTATATGAGCAATATTTAATTCCTGCAATTAATGTTAATACCGCAGCAATTAAAGTTACTGTAACAGATTCAGCTTCAACAGATGCATCAAAAGTTTATACTTTAAATACTAATGTTGTTAATGTTGATGGTACAAGTGAAGTATATTTTTTAGAGGAAGGCAGAGATGGTTATTATGAAATAAAGTTTGGTGATAATATCATTGGTAAGAGACCAGGAAATGGAAACACAGTTAGTATTGAATATTCAACTATAGCTTCAGCTGCTAATGTTAATGGTGCTACTCTATTTACTATGACTGATTCACTTCTTGGTAATGCAGATAATACTATCGCGCTTGTTACTAAGGCTACTGGTGGTGCAGCAAGAGAAACTAAAGAAGCAATTAAATTTAATGCTCCTCTTGCACACACATCTCAAAATAGAGCTGTTACACCTGACGATTATAAAGCTATTGTTAAAAACGAATTTGCCGACATTGAAGCTGTCCAAGTATGGGGTGGAGAAGACCATGATGTACCAGATTACGGTAAGGTTTATATAAGTATTAAACCATTATCTGCTGAAACATTAACTGATGCTCAAAAAATAACCATAAAAACTAATATCCTTAAACCAAAAAATGTTGTGTCTATTACTCCGGTCTTAGTTGACCCAGAATATACCTATATCGATTTAGAAGTTTACTTTAAATTTAATCCTAACCTTGCTACAGTTACAGCATCGGGTCTTGCAACTGCAATAAGGAATACACTTATCGCATATAATACAGATACGTTAAAGAGTTTTGGTGGAGTATATAGAGACTCAAATGTTCTTAAGAAGATTGATGATACTAACATTGCGATTCTAAGTAACATTACTCGTATTAAGATGACTAAAAAGATTACACCAGCGCTTAGTACACCAACCAAATATACACTTAAGTTTAATCAAGCTTTGACTGATTTAGATGCTTCTACTTCAGCTCTCGGTTCTTATGTAACTTCAACTAGATTCACTTATGCTGGTGTTGATGCAAAACTTAAAGACTATTATGATAGCTCAAGTGATACAAGAATTATTCAAATAGTTAATACAAACAATTTAGTATTAGCTACTAATGTTGGTGATGTAAATGAAGAAGATGGAACTATTACATTAAATAGTTTTGATCCAACAGGATTACCGGTTGGGTCAACTACAATTGATGTAACTGTTAAGCCAGCATCGTCTGACATATCACCTACAAGAAATGAATTACTAACAATTAATACCTCAACCGCAACGATAACAGGAGAGATAGATACTATGGCTACTGGTGGTACAACTGCTGGTATTGACTATAATACGGTGGCTAACTAATGGCTACTTTAGGTAAATATAATATATCATCATACATAGATGATTTAATACCTGACCACGTAGAGAGCTCATATCCTGATTTAGTTGCATTTCTTAAAGTATATGCTTTATATTTAGAACGTACTAATAAATCTGGGTTCTATCTTAATGCTCTTGATATCCAAAGAGATATCGACCATGTAGAAGAAACCCTTCTTACAGAACTACAAAATGAAATTGGTATTGCTGTACCAAGAGACTTTGCTACAGACCCAAGAATGTTTTATAAGAGGCTTGTTGAGTTCTATAGGAGTAGAGGTACACCAGAATCAATCACATCATTCTTTCGTGTTATATACGATGATGAAGTAGAAACATATTTTCCATTTGTAGATTTACTTAATCCATCAGATGGAGATTGGACAGATCAAACTACAGATATTATAGCAAATCAATCTAACTATACAGCTTGGAATGTGTTTACAATATCTGGTACACCAACAGTAGTTAGCGGTAATAATGATGCAAGTAATCCTGCATTCTTTGATGATGATATAGTATTTGTTAATGATGTATATCAAACTCCAGATACAGATTATGTTGAGGAAGTATATTCAGATACAACAACTAAATATAGATTAACATTTACAAGTGCATTATCAGATGGCGATGTGGTTAAGACATATCCTAAGGGTTTATTTACAACTAATCAAGGATTCTTATCAGATAAAAAATATTTACAAGACTCTTATTACTATCAACAGTTCTCATATGTTATACGTACTGGTAAGAACATAGCAGATTGGAAGAATGCATTTACAAGATTAATTCACCCAGCTGGATTTAAGTTCTTTGGTGAAATATCAATATTAATTAAGTTATTAACTTCTGGTATGCCATCACAATTATATGGTTGGTTACCACCAGCTGGTAAAATTACTATTAACTTAGCTCAAGAACAAATTGGTCCAGTAGCTTTTTATAGAACTAATTATATAGAGAAAACTTATACACATATACCATTTACTACAACTGGAACTTATAATATTGGTTCGGGTGGCGGCAGAATAGGTATGTGGAATCATTGGGAGAACATGAAGTTCAGATATTTAGGCCCAAATAGCGATTTCGCTCACTATACAGTGCAAGATAGTATAAATAACAATATAGGATTACAATTCGGAATCCAACACCGAAATCAAATAGTGATTTCATAAATAAAACAGAGGAAATAAAATGGCAGCAATTATAACTAGCAAATTTAGATTAGATACAACTAATAAATTCTTGGCTAGTCTTGGTGACAACACATTCTACATGGCCTTGGGACGGCCTAACGCGTGGACTGATGATACGGTTCCAACAACCCCATATGAAAATGACTATACAAGTAATACTTTATGGGAAAACATGTTTGCCATGAAAAAGATTGCTAGTACAGACATTATTCATTGTTCACCAAGGAACCTTTGGGTTTCTGGTACAACTTATGTAGAGTATGACGATCAAGACACTAACATAGAAAGCAAAGTATACTTTGTTATCTCAGATAACAATAACGTATACATTTGCTTAAAGGCAGGAACAGGAGCAAGCACAACAAACCCAGACGTTTCACCGGGTGGTGTAGTAACAACAGGAGTTATTAACTTCTCAGCAACAGATGGTTACATATGGAAATATATGTATACAGTCCCAACAACTGATGTGACAAAGTTTTTAACATCATCATTCATACCAACAAGACATATTAAAGTTACACCTCCAGGAGGTTCTGACACAGCATTGGTTAATCAATATAGTGTGCAGACTAATGCAGTTGATGGTGCAATATATAATATGAAGATAACTACTGCGGGAACTGGATATGCTAATGGTGCTACCGAAGCTATCCTTACAATCGTAGGTGATGGCACAGGTGCTACAGCTACGGCCGTAGTAGCGGGTGGAGCTATTACAGGTATTACAATGACAGCCCCAGGTTCAGGATATACTCACGCTACTGTAACAGTAGCAGGTACAGGTACACTTGGTGCAGTAAGACCAGTGATTGGTCCTCCAGGTGGATTCGGTGCAGACTCAACCAATGACTTACGTTCACATTACGTAACAATTAATACTACATTTACGGGTGATGAGTCAGGTAGTATTCCAGATTCAAATGACTTTAGACAATTGGCATTAATTAAGAATCCAATTGAAGAAGCCAATGATGGAATAACCGCAGGGTCATTTGTAGCAAATAACTTTTATAAAATTTTAACAACTGGCTCTACTGATTATACTTTAATTGGTGCAGCCGATAGTTATGTTGGTACAGTATTTAAAGCATCAGGGGTTGGTTCAGGCTCTGGTACTGCAGCTCAGATTGCAGAAGCTAATACGTATAATACATGTAAAAGTTTAACAGTTGCTACAGGAGCAGCATTCCCAGCAGACCAAATAATCCAAGGTACTATAACAGGTGCTTTAGGTCAAGTAGTGGAATATGATTCAAGTAATGGTATTATATATTATACTCAAAATGAAGCTACAGGCTTTGTTACATTTACTGATTCAGATTATATTCGTGAGAATGGTACAGCAATTGCAGGACAAGATTGTACAGCAGTAGGAGTTCCTTTAATTAACCATCATTCAGGTGATGTAATGTTTGTAGAAAATAGAACAGCAACATCTAGAGGTGATGGTCAAGTAGAGACAGTAAGATTAGTAATCGCATTTTAATAGGAAAGAAACATGGCAATTTCATTTAACGTAGAACCATATTGGGACGACTTTGATGCCGCGGGAGCGGATGGTTTAAGTCCTAAAGAAAAATATCAAAGGATATTATTTAGACCTGGTAAGGCTATACAAGCAAGAGAATTAACCCAGCTACAAACAACATTACAAAACCAAATATCATCTACGGGTGACCATATATTTAAGGATGGTTCTGTTGTTGTCCCTGGTGCAGTTCACCTTCATAATAAAATTGACTATGTAAAATTAGATTCAGCTAATGCATATTGTGATACTGTTGCAGAATTAGTTGGTACTGAATTTACTGATGGTACTAACACAGCAAAAGTTATTCATGCTGCTTTAGCTTCTGGCTCAGATCCAATTACACTATGGGTACAATATATATCTGGTGCTGTATTTGCAGATAACGCAACGATAACAGATGGAGCTGATAAATCAGCAGAAGTAAAAGCATCTAGTGCCACAGGCTTTGGTTCAATAGTATCTATCGAAGATGGTATATACTATATTAAGAAACACTTTGTTGTAGCTAAAGCTAAGACAATTATATTATCTAAATATACATCAAGCGTATCATTTGATATTGGATTATTAGTTACTGAAGCTCTTATTAGTTCAGGTTCTGATGCAACATTAAATGATAATGCTACGGGTACTCCTAATGAGTCTGCCCCAGGCGCACATCGTTATTCTATCACAGCAGTATTAACTACTCAAGCAGTTAATGCTAATGATGGTAACTTTGTTCTTATAGCTCGATTAGAGTCTGGTGTTATTACAAAACATGCGAGGTCCGCTGACTATAACGAATTAGAATCTGTATTAGCTCGTAGAACATTTGACGAATCTGGTAACTATTATATTAATCCATTTAAAACCCTTGTCAAAACACATCAAGCCGATACTCCTGATGCTACTAAACTATCTCTTGCAGTTGAGCCTTCTAAAGCTTATGTAAGAGGTTATGAAATACAAACATTAGCAACTACTAATGTACACTTTGATAGAGCAAGAACTTCAGAAAGAGTTACAGATAAAGTTACAGAGATAACACATAATAATTATATTGAAGTTATAAACATGTATGGCACACCAGATATTACCACGTTTGGTTTAATATCTATTGAGAATTCAGGTGGTACAGAGATTGGTACATGCCGAGCTCGTTCAATAGAACGTGTTTCAGGCGATGGTGGAACAGGTGCGTCAAGATATAGAATACATATATTTGATTTTACAGGTACAATGACAGCAGCAACTCAACTAGATGATAGTGAAGGCACCACACCAGGTGCTACATTTGCTGCAACAATAGCAGACGGTGGTGCAACCACAGCGTATAATATTGGTCCGGACTCTTTAGTATATCCATTACCATACGATAGAATTAAGACATGTAATAGTGAGACTGATGAAGCTCAGCCAGTTGATTTTAACTATCGTTATGAAACTAATCGTATACTTACTCAGGCAACTGTATCTGTTGGTCTTACCGCAACATTTACTTTAGCCTCTGCTGGTGAACAATTTGGTACTTATAGTTCTAATCAAAATTGGATTATAATTCAAGATACAGATAATACAGAAGGTGGTGAAGAAGTTGTAGTAGGTGATATCACAGTTAATAATGGAGCAAATCCTCCAAACTGTGTTATATCTAATTTACCGGCTGCTGGTAAGCTAGTAAGATTAATTGCTCCAGTTATTAAAACAGCAATTCATAAGACTAAAACATTAGTTACTAACACCGCTGTTGCATTTAATGCTCTTGATGACTTCACTGGTACAGGAATGGCTCTTGGCCATGCTGACATATATCGTATAGTATCTGTTGAGGAAACCTCAGGTTCTGTTGATGTTACTGAACACTTTGAATTAGATAATGGACAAACAGAGACTCACTATGGTATAGGAAGAGTTAAACTTAAGACCACATCTAATTATACAGCAAGTTCTTCAAATTCTGTAGCGCTTACTGTTACATATGATTACTTCTCACATACTGCAGGTGACTTCTTTACAGTTGATAGTTATACCGGAGAAGTTGACTATGCAGATATTCCTAAATTAGAAGATACAGAATTAAGAAGTGCCGTTGACTTTAGACCACGTGTGTCTAATGCAGGTGGTAACTATACTGGAACAGGTGCGTCAACAGGATTTGCTCCTACAAGATATACTCAATTTGAAACTGATATACAATTCTACTTACCAAGAATGGATAAGGTTTATATAAATTCTGCTGGTGAGTTCGGTGTTTCACCGGGTGTTCCAGCACGTGAACCAGAAGCACCTGGCGTTCCTAAAGATGCAATGCATTTATATACGTTAAGTATTACTCCATATACATTAGACCCAAGTGAAGTTGGTGTTGAATATATTGACCAAAGACGTTATACAATGCGTGATATTGGACATCTTGATACGCGAATAGGTCAAGTAGAATATTATGCTGCACTTAATTTCTTAGAAACTGAAGCACAAAACAAACAAATTTTAGATACATCATCCCCTTATAGTTTAAGATGGAAGTCTGGTTATTTAGTAGATGGATTTGCAAATACTAGAATGTCAAATTCTAGCTCACCAGAATATAGAGCTTCTGTTGATATACCTGAGCGTACATTAAGACCTTCATTTTCTCAAGGTAATGCTGCGTTAGCATATCATGCAGCTGGTTCAGGTACAACAAAAACAGGTGATTTAATAACATTACCATATACTAGTTCTGCGATTATATCACAAACACAATATTCTGGTACCATTAATGTTAACCCTTATGACGTATTCAACTGGACAGGTTCAGTAGCACTAGCTCCTTCAACCGATGAATGGATGGATATTGATAGGAGACCAGAAGTTGTTATTAA